CAAATTTCATCAGAATCCCACATGGGCTCATATGCTTTTTGCGCTTTGTACTCTTGCTGCATCTGGACCTTTTTGGTCTCTTTCACGAAGATATTCCTCTCAACTGGAAACAGTATTCTATATGAACTGTTGGCGTTTGTAAATACAAATTATTTCTACTGAAATCAATGACTTAGACCAAAAGCTGTGGTCTACTCGTATTTTCAGCCGAAATAGATATGACGTTTTCTACACGGAATGACCGCCAACCATTAGATTCCAAATCCCAAACGGAAAGCGAGGCTCGATTATACTCGCTCAGAGGCATACCTTTATTTTGATATTCCTCAGGGAGGAAACTGGAGTTCAGCGTGCATCGCATGTTGCGTTGCGATCCATCGACTTTTGTAAACGTAACATTACAAACACCACTTTGAAGTTGTGATAGCAACCAATTTGAATCAAACATTTACTACATTCTCCTTTCGAATCAATTTTTCAATTTCTTCAAGTTTTTCAGTTATTGCTTTCATAGAATTGTAATTCGTCATAATAGATATCATTCTGTTAAACATGAATGTTTTAATTAATCTTTCAGACTCTTTACACTTCTTCATTATCATAGCTTCTTGATCGCCAGAAAGCAAATTTTTCGCATAAGTTGATGGAGAACTCAGTGTTGCTTCTGTAAATTCAATTCCACCATTTTTGAGTAGGAACACAATGTAATGCTTATATCCATTTTCAGTCTTTTCAAATTCAGCATTGGCGAATTCAAGATAACTGAGTTTCCATACTTCACCATACTTTTGATCTGGAACACCATAGAATAAAATACCATCAAATTCAGGATACTTTTCTACGATCTGATCTACCTTTAACATCTGCATTTATTTGACTTCCTATTTCGTATACGGTATAATAGAGTGTCGTTTATGAAAAGAATTGTTATATCAGATATTGTACTTGATATAGAGTGCAATGTAAAATGAATCTACGATATCAGTAACTGGACTGTCAAGTTTACCAGATGGGGAATAAAGTTGTATGAGGTCATGACCTGTTCTTGCGACGAACGCTTCATACATCTTTTCTTTATTGGCATTTCCTTTCCCAGTAGCAAACTTTTTAATTGTGCTTGGTGCGAAAGTTTGGAATGGGAATTTGTTATGCCAAAGTCTATATTTCAGATAACCACAATTCTCAGCAATGTGAAAGACTCTTCCCGTTGAACCGAAGGAATAGTCTTCGATCGCGATCATTGTTACGTCTTTTGGTATATAGTCGACAAAGCAACAAGCAATATCATGGTATCGCTCTTGTTCTGTCAGATACGACAGATGCGACATGCCATTGATATTTCCTTTTGTGCCTATTACTTTTTTTTGATTTGTTAGGAAGTAGAACTTGGAGTTCTCGAACTCTGATTTATTTGGATCGTCAGTGTATACACACATGCATGGTGTTGATAGCGAATAGTCAATCCCTACGAATTTTCTAATCGTAGTTTCGGTAGTCATCTAAGTCTTCGTTTTCTTCATCATCAAAGTCATATTCTTCATCATAAATTTTCTCACCGCAAAACGGACAATATTCGACAACTGTAACTTCTTCGTCTTCTATATCAAACATTTCAATCATGAATGTTGAACTGCATTCTGTACATGTTTTCTGCGTTTTTGCATCTCTAAACATCGTTTTCCTCTATATCATAATCGTATTTATCATTATCTGATAGCACCCACTTCGACGCATTCTCAACTGACCATGAATGCGTATTTAGTTTTCTTTCAATCAAAAACTGATCGGGTTTGGTTACGAACGAAGGCTCATATACTTTGACGCGATTGTTTGGTTGAATCGCATAGTTGCCATCGTCTCGTTCGATTACATGTCCGCATTTATGCTGACCTGGAGCCTCGCTGAATCCCACGTTTGGAATGTTCTTATCTTCGTGTGCCCAATCGAGCGTGAACAGATACGTTCCCATTATCTTTTCTTTCGATCGATTTATATATGACATTCTCATGCCACTCAGATATAAAAATTGAGTGCATGAAACGTAATTGCTGAATGAGTTCCAGAGAACTAACTGATGAAGATCCTGTAACGGAACATCAGGTCTTGAACAAAATGCATGAATCGGCATTCTCCACCAGAGACCACCATCCTCAAGAACGAAATGAAATAGTGGTGATGTTCCTGGTATTGACGACATACCAAATATGGTTACTGGAAAGTATGTGTCGGATGGCGAGAACTCTTTTCTATTCTGTAGAAAGTTTGTTCGAATATAACACTCAATCGGAGGTATGTTTATATTCAGATATGCCATCTATGCCCACACTTCTTCCCAGCTTCCACTTAACGATCCCTTCGCATAATCTGTTGCTCTGTTCTCGAAGAAATTGGTATGGCTCGGAGCATTGATCAATTCTTCTACCCATGGCAATGGATTGCGCTTGACTTTATATATTCCCTTCATACCAAGAGCAATCAATCGCCTGTCAGCAATGTAACGAATGTATTGCTTTACTTCTTCAGCAGTTAGATCAGGCATTGGTCCCATCTTGAATGCGAGGTCAATGAAGTTATCCTCAAGCTCAACCATCTTCTCAGCGATACGATAGATAGAGCTCTTGAGTTCATCATTCCAGATTTCTCTGTTCTCTTCAACGTATGTACGGAACAGTTTGATCATTGATTCGCAGTGAATTGTTTCGTCAACAATTGACCATGTAATGATCTGCCCCATGCCATTCATTAGTCCATGTCTTGGGAAGTTCAGAAGCATGATGAATGAGCTGAATAACTGTAATCCTTCTGTAAATGCAGAGAACGCAGCGATTTGTTCAGCAATTTTATTTTTTTCGGTGTTACCTGTATTCAGGAAACCAGCGAAATAGTCATGCTTGTCGCGCATCTCTTGATATGACAGGAACTCGTTGTAAGTTGACTCTGGCATGCCAAGCGTTTCAATCAGATAAGAATATGCTGCCACGTGGACTGCTTCTCTCGCAGCAAATCCAAGAAGCATCATACGAACTTCAGGCTGTGGAAAATACTGAAGATAGTTCTTTACATAACCACCAGCAACATCGATATCACCTTGAGTGAAGAATCGAAAGATGTTGGTGAGAAAATACTTCTGTTCTTCTGTTAGTTTCTTCTTCCAATCTTTCACATCCTCAATCATAGGGACTTCAGTCATAAGCCAGTGAGCCTGCTCATGTTGTAACCATGCATTGTATGCGAATGGATAGCTGAATGGTTTGTAATAGTTTCGTTCTTCGGTAAGTGTCGGTTTCATTTTACTCCTCAGCCTTCACAAGCAAGACAGACTTCTTCTTCAGTCGCCAATGCTTTGAGGTCAATTTCTTTGATGATATCTCTTTCTATTCTCTTATGTAGCTTATCTGCTTTTCGGATCTTTTCTGATCGGCAATAATACAGCGTCTTCAATCCAGTTTTCCATGCCATGAAGTGTGCTGCGTGTATGTATTTTACATTACTATCGGGTCTGAAGAAAAGATTTAATGACTGCGCTTGATCAATAAATTCTTGACGATCAGCTCCATGTTGAACTACCCATCGCTGATCAATTTCCATTGCTGTTTTGAATACATCTTTTTCGTAGTCAGTCAATATATCTAGGTGCTGCACTGAACCGTCATTTGCGATGATGGTTTGCCAGACTTTGGTGAGTTCATCTTCATCAGAGATTTTAAACTTCAGCAAATTATTGAGAAATCTATTCTTGTTCAAAAATGCACCAGAGAGTGTATCCTGTCTGTATGCATTTGCTCGGAATGGCTCGATCGATGGTGATGTGTTATTCATCAGAATAGAGCTTGATGCGTTTGGTGCGATTGCCATTACATGCGAAAAGCGACGACCAGTTCCTTCTGCATCAGGCGCTTCACCACGTTCGGTGCCTAATTCTAGATTGGCAGCATCCAGCTTCGTTCGAATGTGTTTGAACATTCTCATATTTGCTGCTGTTGCCAGTGCGGATTCCCATGGGATATTATTTTGTTGCAAGTATGCATGAAAACCAAGAGCGCCAATACCAATACTTCTCTCGCGCATGGCAGAGAACTTTGCTCTCTTTATTGCGCTTGGTGCGTTGTCAATAAAATGCTGAAGAACATTGTCGAGCATCTCAGCAATGTCTTTCAGGAACAGTTTATCTTTTGACCAGGAATCAAAGTGCTCAAGATTTACAGACGACAGACAGCAAACTGCAGTTCTTTTCTTATCAGTCGGAAGAATAATCTCAGAGCAAAGATTTGATTGTTTGATTGACAGTCCAAGTTTCTTTTGAAACTCTGGCATGTTACGATTGCTGGTGTCAATGAAATGTAAGTATGGCTCGCCTGTTTGCATACGCATCTCAATGATACGCTGCCAGAGTTCTCGAGCAGAAACAGTCTCACGAATGTCATTGTTATGTGGATCTCTCAGATGCCAGTCATCATTGGCACTTGGATCAATCATACTCTTCTCAATCAAATGCATGAATTCATCTGTAATGTTAATACCATGATGAAGATTCAGGCAACGCATATTCTGATCGCCTGTTGGTTTTCGCATTTCTAGAAAAAGAAGAATGTCTGGGTGTGAAATATCCAAATAAGCTGCATAAGAACCACGACGAGTGCGACCTTGACGATAAGCCAAAGAAGACGCATCATAAGTCCTAAGATGAGGCATAACACCAACAGACTTATCATCAGCTGAACGAATTCCAACACCAAGTCCAATTCCACCTCCTAGCATCGACAGCCAATTTACTTCTGATAGACAATCAACCAATCCCTCAGCCGAATCATCGAGATACGGAAGGAAACAAGAAATTGGTAGACCCTTTTTAGTTCTTCCGAATGATAGAATCGGAGTTGAGTATGATAACCATTGTTTACTCGAATAATCGTATAGTCTTTGTGCGTGTTCTTGATTTGATGCAAACTCACTTGATACGAATGCGAATCTTTCTTGAGGTGATGTTTCTTCTTCTCTCATATAAGATTCACGCATTCTCTTGTGACCAAGTTCATCAAACAATGAATCTCTTGATAGTTCTATGCTGACTTTATATTTCATCTTTTTTCCTAAAATAAAACTAAGCAAAAAATAGCAACAAATATAACAATAATCAATGTTAATCTTTGTTCGCTTAGTTGTTCAACTTTTTCTGTGATACCTGTAACTTCAAAGTATTGAACAACAAGATTCCAAATAGAAGGTAACAGATCGAAGATGGCAATTGAATCTTTTGGAGAATCAGGATTTGAGTATTTCGTATCGAACAAATGATTTAGATTCCACTTGATACGATTGATATGCTTTTTGAGTGCGTATCGTAACGACATACTGTTACCCTAAATTTCTGCTTTGAACAAACTGTGAATCACCTTGGCGCATTCCTTTGCGATCTCAATGTGCTCTTTTTGTGTGCCATTTTCTGATCGTAATTGTATATAGTGTAGCCAGCTGCGAAGAGTTCCATTCATATACATTCTAGAAATAGTCAATCCTTCAGGAAGAACTGCACGTGCAACTTCCTTTGCGATTCCATTCTCAACAGCCCAATCATAATGACGCTGAGCCAGAAGAATCAGCTCATTCTGTCTCCAATGCCATTCAGCGTTGAGTTCCTCATCATCAGTTTCAATACTGTTCTGTTTATTTTTCTTATCCTGTAGTCTAGCCTCTCTGGTCTCAAAAGTCAATGATTTAGTCGGATCAGCATAACGCTGAGAGAATTCTTGAAATGAAAAAGAACGATGCCGTAGGATTTGGCGTGCAATATCTCGTGTCGTTTCAATTTCCATACATACGTTGACCATTTCAAATGGTGACCAGTGCTTATTCTTTACAAGATACTTCACAAGTTTTTCAGATGTTTCTGTATTCATCTGATTGTCAGGATTACTCACACGAGCGCAGAAAGCAACCAAATCAAGAAGATCATCATTTACCCATGTGTCTTCGTCAGGAACTCGTGAATACGAAATCAATTTAACCTTCATCATTACACTCCATTATGCTTTATAATACTATCAACAAATTCTTGAGCAACATTTTTCCAATTTTTATGTTCAACACTTGCTCTTGTTGTTTCTCTACTTATATTCAAACAGTTCATTACTGCAAAAGATAAATTGGTTGACATGTATCCATTCAACCCATTTTGAATTTGATCAACAGGACCAGTCACAGGATAAGCTGCAACTGGTGTTCCGCATGCCATCGATTCAAGAATTACAACACCAAATGTATCTGTTTTGCTTGGGAATACAGTAACATCAGCCATATTGTAATACATTGCTAACTGAGAAGCAAACATATATCCAGTAAATTCGATGTCTTTGTATTTCTTTTCCAATCGCTTTCTATCTGGACCATCACCGATAATAATCTTTTTACATGGTCCTATATCAATATCGCAGAAAGCATCAATATTTTTTTCTCTACTCACTCTGCCCACATATAGCAACACAGGAATTTCATTCTGTCCTCGTTCTTGCGGTTCAAAGTTATGATCGTATCCTCTGTTCGTGACTTGAGTTGTCCATTGAGGGTTCTCAGTTTTCACTGAATTAGAAGGAACGAATACTGCTTTTGAATTTTTATGAAACCAATTTAGATAAGATTTGGTAATAAACTTCGGGAACTTGTAGATCTCATACAAGAATTCAGGAAACTTGGTATGATATGCTGTAGTGTAAGGAACGTCAAATTTATCTAGCACTCTTTTCGCTTGTATTCCCAATGGTCCTTCGGTCGCAATGTGAAAGTATGCACGATTTGTAATGTCTGTATACAGAATCGATTCCATCTCACAGAGAGAGCACAATGCAAATTGAATCTCACTATATCCAGGAACCTGAATTTTCTTGAACATATTGGGATGTATGACTTCACACCATACATCACTCGGCAAATTCTTTATGATGTTATTGTATGTGGTGACAACGCCATTGACTTGAGGTTCCCAAGCATCAGTAATCAGAACTATCTTCATCATCTTGCATTGTCCATTTGATTATTTCCCAAGAACCATCATAGTTTTCAACAAGAGCGGTGCATGATTCTACCCAATCACCATCATTCATGTACTCAATCTCGCCAATCTTTTTAATTTCAGCATGGTGAACGTGCCCGCAAATAATGCCGTTTGCGTTTCTTTTGTTGCAGTAATCAGTAACAAGAATCTCGAAATTATTCAGATATGAGATAGTCTCTTTCGTCTTATGCTTTAGATAGGCACTCAAACTCCAATGAGGAAGATTTAGTTTATTTCTAAAGAAATGAACAATCGCATTTGCTTTGAGAAGAAACCGATACAAAAAATCGCCAAGATGATATAAGAACTTGAGATTGTTTTTGATAAACGTATCGAACATATCTCCATGCATCACAAGATATGTTTTACCATTTATCGCTTCATACATATGTTGATTGACGATCTCAATGTTGCCGAATGATATGTGATATTTCATAAAGAGCCTTAGGAACTCATCATGATTACCTGCAACATAAATCACGTTGGTGTCTCTTTTCGCAGCAGTCAGTATTCTTCGAATGACATTGATATGTGATTGTGGAAAGTAGAATCTGCGTTGTAGTCTCCACCCATCAATGATATCACCAACGAGAAACAGATTTTCAGAGGTATTGTTTTTGAGAAAATTACAAATCAAATCAGCCTTGCATCCCGAAGAGCCAAGATGTAGATCAGACATGAATATAGACTTGTATTTCTTTTCCATTATGGTGCCGTTATCCCTGTGAAATGTTTGGTTAGAATTTGTAGACGTTCTTCATATTCTGCAATCTTTGCGATTTCTTCATCAATGGTTTTCATCACATCTGGATGCTCAGCAACAGCAACAATATTGTCGAGCATGATATTTACATTGACTTTGTGATAATCAATTTGCGATTCATAGTGCTTGGTAAGAGCACGAATGATATTGTACCGATATAGATTCGTAGACATAGTTATCTCCTTAGATGTCATGAACATACAGTTTTAGTCCATTCTTAATTGCTTGCATCAGCATGTTTTTCGTTCCTTTGGACGACTTATCCCAAACGATAATGCAAGCATCAGCACAATCAGCCATTTCTTTATTTCTCATCGGACCAGCAGAACGACCCCATTTATCCCAATCAGCTGGATGGCGTTCAATTTCTACACCATTATCAGTTGCCCATTGTTCTGCTAATTTATCAACGCCCTCAGAACTTCCAGAGATGACTTTACTGACATCAAATCCAGAGTTTTCAATTGCCTCTTTTACGATGTTGTAATCGTTGATTGTTCTCGATCCTGCAACTATTGTTCTCATATATTTCCAAATCTTCTGATTAGTTTATTTCTAACTTTACGGACGCTGATGTTTTTGTCCGACAAATCACCAGGATTATATTCCTCATCAATAACACCAACAAATTCATTGACAAGAAATCTTGCAAACTTTTCGATATTCGTAACATCCAAAAAGTCTTGAACTTCGAACTTATCTTTGTCTTTCAGAATACCAGCATCAACTGCTAAATCGTAAATCGTTTTCATAATCGCCTCAACATTTCTTCCAAGATGAGTAGACTAATTTTGCTTTCAAGCCTGAATATGTATTTCTTTTAATAATTTCGGCTAATTGAATTGGTGTGTAACCATTCAATACCATTTCGTTGATGTCTTTTTGAGTGATAGCTTCAGGAAACAAAGAAACAGAATACCCTGCATTGATTGCTCGAGATATCAGTTTATTCAGATCTTTGTTTCTGGGTTCATTGTCATAGACGAGCACAACATTCTCTTTGGAGAACTTTTCAGCAACGCCAACGAGATTTGAATTTCCTGCAGCCACAGCATTACAAAGAAAGAAACTATCAAATTGACCCTCAACGACGTATATAGTTTTTGATTTGTCTACTCGATTCAAACCAAAAATCTTTTCTCCATCAGTAACCTTGACCTTTACATATCGCTTTGATGCTTGAGGCTCAATAGATCTACCGACGATGTAGCTTACGTTATCTTCTTCGTCAGTGTGAAAGAGAACTATCCTACGATCGGAGTCATGGAAATTAACTTCAGCTTCTGGATAGTTTTCGCGAAGGAATTGTTCAATGTTATCTGAGTAGAATATCTCACCAAAATATTTCGATGGTATTTTTCTACTCAGAACATACTTTTTTGCGTCGTGGTCCTCTGGAAGATCAGAGATTGTCGGCAGTGGAATCTTTGTTTGCTTTATCAGACGCTCAGTTGGTTTTGGTCCTGACAATACAAACTTTGGCTTTTTGTAATTTGAATGACCATTTTCGCCATCTTTATAACGATCCAACGTATATTGACGATACATGGTTTCATCAATTGATTTCAGGAAATTACCGAACGTCGTGCTGACGCCACAGTTGTGACACATGTAATAATAGTCGTTGTCTTTTCTGTGGACATAGCCTCTGGCTTTCAGCGTATTCTTTTTGGAATCGCCACAGATAGGACATCTGAAATTGAATAGATCATCTTTTTTCTGTGAAAATCTATCGAGCCTGGATGACATCAATAACAAATATTTGCGATCAATATAGACACTCATAATATAATCTCAGCTGCGGGAGAATAGTTTACTCTATTGAAGATGTAATGTAAACTATTTTGCTTCCTTAGCATTTGCTTGCTCAATACTCTTTTGAGTATCTCTTATCCATTGCTGTAAGTCAATTAATTGTTGTCTGTTTTGCTCGCAGACGGAGTAGTTTTTGACGACTCTTGAGAGCGCTTGATTGGCTGCAATTCCTGAGGAGGTTTCATCAGCACTTCTGGTGGGTTCGGGAAGTATGCCTTCGGCACTGGAATTGTGGACGTGCACCCAACCATTAGAAAGCTCATTCCTATCAGGAACATTTTGCTCAGCTTCGTTGACATAGATTACCTCTTTCTCAATAACCTTCTTGATCTTTTCAATATGAACTGGAACCAATCTCTCGACTATTTGAATTTGAACTTCTTCTATTTCATTCTTAAGGTTTTCTTGTTTGGCTCTGTATTCTTGCCATCCTTTTTCACACTTCACTTTCTCTTTGGTGCTACCGATATAATACCCAGAGCCAAAGATTGCTCCGATTACAGCAACAACAGTGATGACCTTTATAAGTAAACCAGAACCGAAGATCATGATATCGCTGATAATACTCTGTGATAGAATTCTGTTCTTTCTTGTAGACCGTGTGTTCCACCATTAATCTTTTTGGTCATTCCAACAAGATCTTCTTTATCAGCAAACGTATTGATCTTGTTTGCAGTCCAAAACCAAAGAGCAGACTTTACTGCGCCTTCGATTGTAAGAAGATAATCAGGATTCGCGATAACCAAATCAGCACCAATCGCTTTACCGCATCGAGTATAGTTATCTTTACCTGTCAGTTGAATTAAACCACGACCACGATATTTCCAACCCTCGCCGCTGGCTTCATCACCATTACCCATACGATTGGCATAAACACGATTCGCAATTGCTTCTGGATTTCTTGCATACTTCGCAGCTGTTGCATCATCTGGGAAGTATTTACCAAATACCTTTCTAAGACCATCTTGACTGTAGTTCAGATTCTCAACTAATGTTCTGAAACATCCAGACTCGTGCGCGCACTGAGCAATAAATGCTGCTCTTCTTTTACTGTCTGACAAATCATCAGCGGGATTGGTTTTTTGATTGAATGCTTTGTTTAACTCAACACAAATAGCATCAATGTCAAGTTTGGATTTTTTGACTTCTGGAATTGCTTGAAATAGTAGATCTTTACTTATTGCTGGCATTTTTCCTCCGAATCATTTTTGACATCAACTTTGCTTTCATTCTTTTCTTTTGTAAAGCATAAGCATCTGTTGGGTCTGTAAGAGAGGGAACGCCACCACCAGAGATCGAGTTCACTGGGACTTCTTCATTTAAGCATGTTCCACAGCACTGTGGTGTTCCGCAATTCGTATGCTCTACTTTATCTTTCTGAGACATCTTACTGTTCCTACGTCTAAACTTATGTCGCTTGCTATGATATCTTTTCCTCTTATGCCTTTCACTATTCCTGGCATAAAATTCAAAAACACTAGAAAGGTTTTCAAAACGGAATAATCTTTTTCTTCTAGTTTGTAGAATAATATTCTGGTTGCTGCTTCGACACCGAATACATTATAGAGCACCATCAAATGATTGATTATCAAACGATCTTTCAATTCACTGCCATTATAATACTTGGTGAACAATCTTTTGATGTATTGTATTCTATTCATTTCTTCTTCAAATTCACTCATTACGCAGCTTGGTGAATCGAATGCTTTTATAGCATAAAGAAGAAAGTTATCTTCAGTCAAATCATCAAACATTAACCGTCGTCGTCTGATCTTCTAGTTTGCTTTAGGTATGGAGTTGTTGTCCAGTAATCTGTGCGTGGGACGATTCCCAAATCATCAACTTCATCATAGGAATCCAGTACTTCATTCATATCTTCTTCTTCAAGAACTTGTGCTAATACACTTACATGTCTGGTGTATGGATCTTCATCAAAGATAACGTGAAAGAATATTGGTTCGCCAGCAACATCTTCAATCGTGTAAAAGAGTTCTTTTTCGTCACCGATATCAGAGAAGTCATAAACAAGACCATATTTGTCCAGAACATGCTCAATCAATTTGATCGCTTGTTTTTTGGTTGAGAATAATCTGGTGTCAAGAATTTCACCAAGCTCGTTGTTGATTTTTTCTATTTCATCCATTATTTGAACCCTAAGTTTTTCAGTTGTAATATTGTGTTCAAAGCATTTGTATGAAATATCCCTATCCCACCAGCAGCTTTCCACTCAGTTATATTCTGAAGATGATCATCTATCAGAACATTCGGCTTGTTATTTATTGCATCATATGCATAGTTCTGTTTATTCTTTCTCGCAACAACATGAAGTTTTTCTGAAGGCACTTTCGTGTATTTACGATTCCAAGCTGCCTTTCCTTTCTTCGCACCCTCAACATCCCATCTGGGATATGCAGTAAGAATATGTGGCTTATACTTTTTGATAAAGTTCCAGTATATATCAAAGTCTCTTGTTGGTGGTATTCTCAACCAAAAGTTTTTCGTAGCAACATATTTCGGAACATCTTCTTCGTGGAATAATCTTCCTGTCATCGAATAAACCATTCTACCAAAATCAGCAAGCACACCATCCATATCGCTATAGATTTCATATGGTTTGTTCATTTTTCTTCACACCAACTTTTTTTCTTCTCGCCATGATAAGATCTTGCATACTTTTTCTCAAGCAAAGCATCGCGAAGATCAACGCCAGCCAAATTCACATCAGCCAGCATTCTCCCACCAAACTTATCCCACTTATGATTTGTTAGAATTGCTTTGTTACTGGCAGCGCCAACCAGACTCTGAGTATACATCGATGCAGTTGCAGCCAATTCAGCTTCTGATTTACACTCTGCCCTGCCACCCTTTTCAGGCGTATCCACACCATGAACTCTAACAAACAATTTCATATTCTTAGGAAGACATGAAAGCGGAACTTCAATAGTGTCGCCATCAACAACTCTTAGGATCGTGCATTCGTCTTTTGCTGCATGAGATGATGCTGGGATCAACAGAAGCAGTAGGATGATTAGTGTTCTCATCTTAGATTTAGATTCCCAGCTGCACGCTCAGTTCCAATATCAACAGTTGGTTTCATATTGATTGCATTTGCTCGCTTTCCAGTTTCAGTTTTTCCTCTCAGTTTCCCGAGATACTTTTTCTTCAGCTTGGTTGCTTCTTGAACTTTCTTTGAGTTTGGTGTGTCTTTCATATACTTCTTTACCAGCTTGGTTGTTCCTTCTTCTCCAGCGCCACCTTCTTCTGATACTGATTCTGGAACACAGTTAGGAACCATTTTGTTTCCTTTCTTTTTCATTCCAACTCTTTTATATCCACTCCAGCAACTTTCGTCCGTGTTTTCTTCTCGAAGATCTTTATCAGCACCATGGTAAGTGCCTTTACCTTTTGTGATGTAAGAATTCACACGAGCCATGCCCCATTGCTGAGGTGTAGTTCCTGGTCTGTGTCCGCTATTCCATGCTGCCACGCCACGACGATATACTTTTCTCAGTGTAGAAAGAGAAACACCAGACTTCTTCGCTTTCGCTGCTAATCCTGTTCCTGCTGATTCGCCAAACATTTCTTTATACTTCCTCGTGTGTTTCGATGGCTTGGTTTTCGCAGTAGCATCACCAGGAGCAGGTTCATATGCTCTTGGGTCTCTGTCTGAATACTTCGCCATCTTTTTCCAATGAGCAGCTCTGGCTTTAGCAGTTGCTTTGCTCAAGCCAGAGACATATTTCTTTGGTAGACCAGATGCTTTGTCTTTCATATTACTTTTTCTTCATCTTATCGATTTCATCGCCAGTCTTACCACCATACGTCTTCATCAGACTATCCATTCTTTTCCTTCTGGCTTCAATTTCTTTGAATTTGTCGGCAAGTCCTGGATCAGCACGAAGCATCCAACCTGGCTTATGATTGCCTTTGCCCATGTATGGCGCTTCACCAATCTGCTCGACTTCTTGTTTAACACTATATGTCGTGCTCTTCATTCCTGTTCTTGGATTGACATACTCATGGCGAAGTACTTTGCCTTTGCCGCCAGTCTTCTTTATTTTCTCTAGGTGGGCAAAAGCATCTTTCCTATTATCAAACCTATTCGAAGGTGGTTTGATCATTGGTGAGGCTTCTTCTTTTTTCATCTTATCGCGAGTCATTCTGATAGCAGCTGCTCGTGTCCATGCTGCGTTACCCTGTGGTGTCACTTTAGTCGCAGACTGAGCAGCTTGATATAATCGCTTCTTAAATTTATTTGTAGCCTTTACTGCGCCTTCGTCGATTTCGACTTCTTCCATATACGTTTTGTCCTTCAAGCGAGCTTTTAATCTATTTTGAGCGTATTTTGTAATTTTGCCTGTTCTTGGTCCTCTGGTCACAACGTTTCTGTTTTGATGAACTCTACGATCATCAGCCGTATTTCTCGGTCCACTATCTGAATAGCCAGTGGTATTACCTATGACTTCATCAACCTGCTCGACTTCTTCTGTTGTGGTCTTGCGTAAATTTCTGTTTTGGTTCTGCATCTTCCGAACGCGATCCGCCTCACGCGCAGCTGCAGTTGAATAATTAACAGGTTTCTGTTCTGTATCGTCCATATCAGGTGAAGTGTATCTTTGCACAACAGATCCACGTGGATCTTCGTATTCACCGTTGTCTTCTTCACCACCACCATCAACATTAACACGTCCACGATAAGATGCGACTCGAGCCGCTGATGACGCTGCCTTGCCCGTCGCCGCTCTCGTCGCCGCAGAAGCACCCAGTCTAGTAGCAGCACCACGTGCTAATGCGCCTGCAAGGAATGGAAGAATTTCATTCACCTGCTCGACTTCTTCTTTTCTCAAACCAATCAATCTGTTTTTAACATCAGATGTACCTCTGGGTTGGTTATGTTTTGATGGGGTACTATATGATGTTGGTTTTTGTTTTAGTGGGATTCTTTTTTTATTTGGTGCAACATCAGCAGATGTACCTCTTGGTTGGTTGTGGTTGTTATCTTTTGATGGGGTACTATATGGTTTTGGTTTCTTCGGTTTTAAATTTGTACGCATATCGTTATTATTTCTAATGCTTGGACTTGGTGCACGATAATCGTTATTATCTCTAATGCTTGGTCTTGGTGCAATTACGGCTTCACCAACGTTTTGGGCTTCTCCTTTTTTCACTTTCAGTTTGGAACGAAGAAGTTTGAAGTCATGAGCATCGATCTTGTTATTCTTGTTCGCATCAATTTTATGTTGATTGCCTTTCAATTCTTCAGACATTTTTGACTTTCTCATAGCACCAAGTTTAGCAGCAATTGCCATTTGACGACGCTTTTCTTTGCTTCTTCCTGCAAACTGAGGTGCGCCAGACTTATAGAAGTCTTTGATGACTTTACCCATATCCGAATTCGCAATATTGATTTTTTCTTGTATTGAATACTCTTCGCTCATTTCTCCCTCCATGTAATTGGTTGCAGTAAGAATGTAATCTTCTGCGAGCGTTATTTTACTTTGAACCCACTCAGGAAGATTTGTAGTTTCTTCCAGCATGTCGTGCATACGTTGCGCATTGGCGATGATACTTTTCAGCTGAGACTTAGCCATGTCCCCTTCATAATCATACTCACCTTTTTCTTCAGCTGATTTTTTATCGTTTGCCATCTTAGATTCCTTGATTATTTTTCTGAGGTAGTTCTCACCAAGTCTTGCGCTCAATGGTCTTGACGTGTCCATTGGAGGTATGTCGATTGGTTTCGCTTTTGATATTAGTTTCGCTTTTGGTGTTGGTTTTTTTACTGCTCTTGGTTTAGCTGGTGCAGGAGTCGGAGTTAATGCTGGTGTTTTGCTCGTTGATTTTGCTGCTTTTGCTGCTTTTGGCTTTCTCAATTTTAATTGGGTGGTACCATTAAAATTCTGCATCGGACCAGAAACACCTTTAACACCATGAACAATAACAGGATGCCATTCATCACTATCATGATGGCGACCAAGTATTTGGACATTTATGCTATCACCAGAATGTGGTACAGCTTTAAATTCTGCATAATGGTTTAATAAGCCTTCAACTTCTTCTTGAATACCAGCCATGTTGTGTTGTACGCCAGCAGCAGTAGGTCTAGTGTGCAAACGATAGTGTTGGAATTTTGTTTTTGGTGAAACTAATCTAGAGATTTTACTGCGCAGTTCATCAGATGACATTCGCGAATAACCATCTTGCCACCTTTTAGCAATTTCTCTTCTGGCATTTAATGATGATTCTTCGGCAGCTTTAGCGGATTCGGAATCTTTATTTGCTTTGTATGCTTCATGGTTTTGCGCTGCAGTTCCAGTGTAACCATATCTTTTTATATTTTCTCGATGTTCATCAAATACGTCGGTGATTGCACCGTTTTTAAGATTGGCTAAAGATTCTATGGTTGCAAGTCCAGTATTTCTTAAATTCGGCGACTTTTGTGTACCATATTTCAAACTAACACCAACATGACCTTTATTAGTTCTCAACATAACATCGGCATCTGAATTTGGGTCTTTTACTCCAGTGAAAGATGCATGATCTGATGGTTGAGAAGTCCAAGCAACATCATGAAACTCTGTATGTCCATCTGCAGCCATTTGGTTTCTCATATGAGAAGCTGCTTCGTTAGCATGTTGATTGATTTGATCATACATACCAGGATGTCTTCTATTCATTTCGCGCTTGATATAATCGTGAACAGCTTCTGGCGTTTTATTATCTTCGTCGCGATAGTGCGTTAGAAACCCAGCAGGTTTACCATTTTTATCTGCACCATGCCTAAGATGCGAACCCACTAGAATTTCAAATAACTTACCTTTAGCGTCATTCAAATTAAATTCTTTGTTTGACGCAGCTTCGAATAGTAAATGTTTAATTCTACTTAGCATCTGGCTCTCTCTTCCTTTAACTTTCTTAATCTTTTGGTTAAGCTGATTCTGAACTGTCGCTTATCAACAGGCTTCTTGAGTTGATCATGCGATGCCACCACTTTTCTAGCAGTGTCAGAATGCACGTCAACGCTTCTCTTTGGGCTCACGCGAACAGGATACTTTCCTGGTTTGTAGTCAGCAATCTTACGCATTTGAACAACAATATGTTCGCCAGTGTCTTTGACTTTTTCTTTTGGTGCTTCGGCAGCAGCTGCTTTCTTCTCAACTGTTTTTGCTTTCATTTCAGCAGCTGCAGCTTTCTTTGCTTTTTGCAGTTCAGGAGATGACATTTTCTGAAGAGCAGCGCCATGCTTAGCACGAAGATAATTCATCAGCTTTTGTGATGCTTCGTTTACTGGCTCGACTTTTTTCGCCACACTTTCGTATGTATTGTTTGAAGAATGTCCTACTGGAGTTATATGTTTCGAATCTCCTCCTGCGCCAGACCCTCTTAATTTATTGAACCGATCTTGTTTAGCTTGTGCGATTTTTTTATCTCTAAGATTTCTTCGTAGTTTGTCTGGAAAGTGAGCCTGCTTAATCCTTGTAATTTCATCTGGATGAAATTCGTCGCGGTCGGCTTGGTCTATATTATACCCAGAACCTTCCACCACACGTTGCTTTTGTTCGGTCTGAAAATGAGAATCATGGGCTTCTAGTTTCTTTTTACCAAACTTCGCTCGCATTAGCATTCCAACGAATTCATTTTTAGACTTTGCGGAGTGCACTTTATAATGTTGATTCACCATACGTTCAAGTGTATCTGTTGGTTGCTTTTTCAACATAGCCATATGATCTGCAACTGCCTTTACACCTTCAGGAGCAGTTTCGTATTTCTTTTTATACGATTCTTCTATGGGTCCTTTGAGCGATTCAGAAATTCTCGATTTCAGATAATCCTTTCTATCCATCTTATTGCCCTTGTTTAATCTTGTTGATTTCCTGAACAACATTATTATAGTTTCTTCTCAACGGAGCATTACGATCTAAAACACCACCACTCATGTTCGCGCGTGTGAGGTCGGATTGAAGTCTATTTTTGTAGGCTTCGAGTTCTCTGAGTTTTTGTTCTTGTTCATTCATGTTATCACCACTTTACCTTGTTAGCCCAATAGGCTGCTGAACTTTTACCTTTTGCAATGTTTCTTCCATGTCTGGCTTTGAAACTTGCTCTTTTCTTTTTCATTCTATCCGATTCACCTGGTTTTGGATCGCCAGCAGTTTCTGCTCCCTGCTCGCCAAATCGAATCGTCTTAACTTTACCATTCACGCGAGTCACAACAATATGGCTTTTCTTTGGATGTCCTGGTGTTCTCTTTGGCTTATTGAATCCTTCGACGCCTGCTCTAACCAAAGCTGGATGCTTCTCGGTCAGGAAACTGGTGACGCCTTCTTTCAGTTCAATAAACCAATTCGCCATCTCAGCTTTTTCTTCGCTTTCGCAAAGATTATAGTTTCTGCTGTTATCGAACAGAAAAAAGTGATCAAATGATTCGCTGAAATATTTCATATTTTCAACAGAATCAAAATACTTTCTCTGACGTCTTTCTTCGTTGAATGTTTTCAGGCGTCCACTCATACGAAGATCATTACGCTCTTTGGAAGAATCATCGGTTGTGTATACAAACACCATACCAATGTCGTATCCAATATTTTCGAGAACAAGTTTCACAAGCTCAATCTTATCTCTGTCTTCGGCATTTCCATTAATAATGATCGATGGATTTCCACTCATCTCAGGAAGGTTAGTCTGTTCAACGATTGCTTTATGCAATCTTTCCAGACTCACTTCTTTGAGGTTTAGTCCTTCCAAAGAAGTCTTTAACATAATGTCCTTACCACTTCCTGGACCACCCACTAAAAATAATCCTTTTCTGCTTTCCAATTGCATGCCCTTCCTAACAGCTGTGAAAATATTTCTCGCGGTTTTTTTACTTGGAGAACCTTTTGCGAATGAATCGAAGTCGTTATTCTGCGCAAAGCTGCGCATTTTTGATGCCGACATACCTTCCACGCCTTCTGCGTCTGGATCTCTATCACCAGCAGAAACAACGTGGATTTTATCAAAGTTGTAATGATCTTCTTTTCCATTATACTTGTGAAGAAGATCATGAAAATCTTGGACGCGATC